CCAATGCAACCAATTTAGCCCAATCAGCTTTTGATTCCTCCAACAATCGTACCGTTAGTAGCTTAGTCAATGGTGCTAACACCGTTAGTCTTGGTTCGACTGGCACATTAACTATGCCTACAGGAGGCCGAATAAATTTTGATAGTCTTTCAATAAGCGAAGCTGTATTTTATTCGCCAAACAAAACTGTTGAAATTTCTTCTGGTACTAGTAATGTACAAATAATTGCAACAGCTCTGTCGGGCCGTAAAACTTGGTCCTTTGAAGCCAATGGTGCTATAGTATTCCCAGATTCATCTGTTCAAAACACCGCATTTACTGGTACTGCAATTGACCAAGTTGCTAGAAATTCAGCCAATGCAGCTGCACAAACAATTCCACAAAATATACAGTCAACAAATTACACATTACAATTAACTGATGCTGGTAAACACATTTATTACACTCAAGCATCTAATACGATATTGCATATTCCAACAACATCAAATGTGGCATTTTCAAATGGTTCAACCATTATGATTATCTCTGCAACATCAGCTGGTGCCAATGTAACTGTATCACCAAATACAGGTGTAACAATGTATCTTGCTGGCAATACAACAAGCGCTTCACGAAATGTTACTACATATGGTATGGCTACATTAATTCAAGTTGCGGCAAACACCTGGTTTATTAACGGTACAGGAGTTTCGTAATGAGTGGTATTATGGCCATGATGGCCAGTAATGTTCAGCAAGCTAATGCGTTTACTTATATTCCTTTACCTTCACTCCAAGGCGATTTAATGTTACAAAGTGGTTCCGAGGATTTAAATGAAGGCTCAGGAACAGAAGATTTGAACACATAATTTACAATAGGTTAAACAAATAATATGAATGACTTGAATAAAATTTTAGCAGATGTGTTTGACATTGCACCAATACCAGAAGAAAAGAAAGAAATCTTTCCTGTGGTATCGGTCAAGTATAATGATCCTGATTTAAAACAGGACCTCACAGACGCCTATCAACAATCAAAAGAAAACTTACAAGGTATCATTGACCAAGGCCAAGATGCTATGGAAGAAATACTGAACATTGCCAAAGCAGGCCAACATCCACGAGCATTTGAAGTCTATGGTACTCTACTAAAAAACATGGTAGATGCCAATAAAGAACTTCTGAATATACAAAAACAGATGCGTGATATGGATGAAGAAAAGAAAAAAAATGCTGGCACCAGTATTGATAAGGCCATCTTTGTAGGTTCTACTGCTGAACTTAATAAACTTCTCAAAGGAAAAGAATGAAACTTTGGGTGAATGTTTGTTTTTATTATGTAGAAGAACGGTTAGAGCAGTTTAAAGAAGTAATAAAGACATTATCTGATATACCAAACATCAAACTCATTATTAACAGCAATGTCAATTTTGATACTAATCTAACTATTCATGTTACAGAACTAAATGATCCATACCATCATACATGGGAACATAAAAAGTATATGTCGGAATTCTTAGAATCAGACTATACACATTATGCCTATCTTGAAGGTAATATTCATGTTGAAAAAAAAACATTTGATTATTGGGTAAAAACACGAGAACTCTTTCATCGCAATAATCTAAACTTTATACCTGCCGTTCATCGTGTTCAAAAGAATAAAGAAGGTCAAGTGTATTCTTTAGATTGCACACACCATCAACGGCATCGGCCAACCATCACAGTAGAAGAACAAAAGTTTATTTCTTTATCTGAACCATATCAAGGTATGTTTATCATGGATAAAGAATTGGTTAAAGAACATATTGAATCAGATTATTATTCTTTTGGTCAAAAAGGTTCATGGGGTATCCGTGAATCAGCCAATTTAGGCAATATGTTTGTAAACATACCTATAGGATTTGGACATAGATATATGTTACCACTAAATAATTTCTCCGACTCATGGGTTACACACTTTGGTACCGACTATCATAGTGACGAAAATTCACCTCACGCCAAAATAAAAATAGAAGATTTATTTCGATGAACCAAAAAGATTCTTATCGTGATAACCCCTTACTCAAAAAAGTAGGTGTTGACCATCAATATACCAAAGAACAGATTGAAGAATATGTGAAGTGTTCTAAGGATCCTGTTTACTTCTGCAAGAACTACATTAAGATTGTAAACGTGGATGAAGGCCTTATTAATTTTAATATGTGGCCTTTTCAAGAAGAAATGCTTAATCTATTCAAAGATAATCGTTTCGTTATCACCAAGTGTCCTCGTCAGGTTGGTAAAACTACCACAACAGTTGGTTATCTTCTTTGGGCAACCATCTTTACCGACTCTCAGAACGTGGCCGTTCTGGCAAACAAAGGTTCTTTGGCTCGTGATATTCTATCTAAGTATCAACTGGCATATGAGAATTTACCCCAATGGCTCCAGCAAGGTGTGGTGACATGGAACAAAGGTAATGTAGAACTAGAGAATGGATCTAAGGTCATTGCGGCTTCCACCAGTTCCTCAGCAATCCGAGGCGGTTCGTTTAACATTGTGTTCTTAGACGAATTCGCTTTCGTCCCAAATAATATTGCCAATGAGTTCTTTAACTCGGTCTATCCGGTAATCTCATCCGGTAAGTCATCAAAGATTATCATTGTTTCCACTCCAAATGGTATGAATCTATTCTATAAATTGTGGATGGATTCGATTGAGGGACGAAACAACTATAAAAACTTTGAGATTCATTGGTCTCATGTGCCAGGCCGTGATGAAGCATGGAAAGAAGAAACAATCCGTAATACATCGGAACGGCAGTTTGCACAAGAGTTTGAAACCGAATTCTTAGGTTCATCTAATACTCTCATCTCTGGTTACAAGTTACAGCAATTGAGGTATGTAAACCCAATTGAAGAACACGATAAGATGAAAATTTACGAACATCCTATCAAAGAAGGTCAAAATGAATCCAAGAGTGACCATCTATATTGTATTACCGTGGATGTATCAGAAGGTAAAAATTTAGACTCCTCTACATTCTCTGTTATTGATATCTCAACGACACCATATAAACAAGTGGCTACCTATGCCAGTTCATCGATTTCGCCTATTTTATTCCCAACGGTGATTGTCAATGCGGCTCGGTATTACAATGATGCCTATGTATTGGTTGAAATCAATAACAATCCACAAGTGGCAGACTTTATACATTCAGATTTAGAGTATGAGAACCTATTAAAAGTATTTACAGGCAATAAGAAGCCACAACAGTTGTCAGCGGGATTTGCTCGTGGTATACAAATGGGTCTGAAAATGTCGCCTCAGGTCAAACAGGTTGGTTGTTCTAACCTCAAAACACTCATTGAGGGTGATAAGTTAATCATTAATGACTTTGATACCTATTCAGAATTAACCACTTTTGAACAACACAAGACATCCTTTGCGGCGGCCGATGGTGCCAATGATGACTTGGTTATGACTTTGGTTATCTTTGCATGGGCTTCTACTCAGCAATATTTTAGAGAAATTGTTAATCATGATTTGAGAAAGCAGATTCAGTTGGAAAACATGAATCAGATTGACGAAGATGTTTTACCAGCTCCTATCATTGAAGATGGTTTAGAACATGATTTTATGGTAGAAGGTGGTGATGTATGGGAAGTAGCAGATGGTGGTGATACTTACGGAAAATATACTAGAGATTTCTTTAGGAGTATGTAAATCCTATGAATCATAAATATCAGTATGGTATTTTAATTGCCAGAATAACATCATATTTAAGGAGATAAAAAATGGCGTTTCAAATCTCTCCAGGCGTAAACGTTTCCGAGGTTGACTTAACAACAGTCGTTCCTTCGGTTCTAACTACGGCCGGTGCAATTGCAGGAACATTTTTGTGGGGTCCAGCATTTAAAATAATGCAGATTGATAGTGAGATTACTTTAGCTCAAACTTTTGGTACTCCAAACGGAAATACATATCCAACATTTATGACTTGCGCTTCTTTTTTAGCGTATGGTAATAATCTTAAAGTTGTTCGTACTGCTAATAACTCAGTTTTTAATTCAGATTCAAATACTTCAACAACTAATGTTCAAGTAGCTAATGAAGATATTTTTGAAGCTTCATATTTAAATTCAAATAATGGAAATATTTATGGACCATTTATGGGCCGTTACCCTGGTAATTTAGGAAATTCATTAACAGTTTCAGTAGTGGATGCAAACACTTATAGTGCAACTTGGAATGTTAATAGTATTGGATTAGCATCATATGTGAATGGAGCTCCAGGCACTTCAGCACAAGCATCATTAGCTGGTGCATCTAATGATGAAATTCATATTGTTGTAATTGACACTGGAGGTCGTTTTACAGGAACTAGAAATACAGTACTAGAAGTATTCCCTTATTTGTCAAAATCGGTTGATGGAATTGATGATTTAGGAAATTCAAATTACTATAAAAATTATGTTTTTAATAATTCAAAATATGTATATGCTGTTGATCCCGTAAGTTATTCAACAACAAACGCCACTTGGGGAAATTCTTTAGCAAACACTCAATTTGCAACATTAGCAACAGTTCAAAATATATCATTGACTGGAGGAGCGGATTCTCCTACACAAGATAGTGATCGAATAAATGGTTATAGTTATTTTACAAATAAAGAAGCTGTGGACATTTCATTAGTGTTTACTTCGGATCACAGTATAACTGTTCAACAATATGTAATTGA